AAGGCAGAGATAGATTCCTTTGTGGAGAGTTCTACTGCTGCTGAAATATCTGATCAAGTATTAGAACTTGAACAATATATTGAAGGGGGTGCTGATAACAATCATAAACAATTACGTGAGGCATATGGTCACATACCTAAACCTCAAGCAAGAAAAATAAAAGCATATTTGTATACTATATTGGAGGATGCATGGAGGTATCAACGTGACAGAAAACCTGGAAGACGAAGAAAAGTTTCTAAATAACCCAGAACCTACTCTTAATAAAGGGGTAGAACTTTTACTCAGAAGGAGGAGCAAACCAGAGGAACCAGAAAAACCTAAAACATTTCAAGTAAAGTTTGGAAATCTAATTGCTCTATGGAATAGGGAGATTGTATTTCACTTAAATTTTTACATTGATCTTAGAAAAAAATAACTCTCTGGAGGAGTGCCATGTCAGAAACACTTGTAGTAACCTTGACACTTATGACACTAGTGTCTATCCTTGCAATATTAGTGGGAGGTATGATAGGATGGATGGCAAGACAACATTCATATGATACTACACCACAGATTGTCTACTCTCATCCAGAGATGTTTGACTCAAATGGGAACCTAGTTCCTGATGAAATTTTAGCCTTAAGAATTGAAAACCATGACAGAGAACTCGATGATGACGACGACAGGGAGTCCTAGAACTAAGAAGACTAGGAAACCAAGGAAGACAGCAGCAGTAAAGAAGCTACCTTCCAATCCCTTTATGAATGAGATACTTGAATTGGTATCTCAGCAGAAGACTGATGCAAAGAAAGTTGCATTGCTTAAAGAGTATGAATGTGACATCTTAAAGAGTCTTTTTATATGGAACTTTGATGATTCAATTATTTCTCTTCTTCCTGAAGGAAAGGTTCCTTACAAACCAAATGAAAGTCCTCTAGGTACAGATCATTCTTCCTTACGTAGAGAGCAGAGATCTCTATATAATTTTGTTAAGGGTGGTAATGATCAGTTATCTACTATTAGAAGAGAGACTATCTTTATACAGATGCTAGAAGGTTTACATCCTAAGGAAGCAGATATTATTATTGCAGTAAAGGATAAAGATCTAGAAGATCTATATGATGTTCCTTTTGAAGTAGTAGAAGAAGCATACCCAGACATTGAGTGGGGAGGAAGAAGTTAGTCATGCAAGTTATTCATGAAAAGTGTGAGAAGAAGGCAGCAGATGATAAGAAACTCCCCAAGAGTTCTTATCTTGTTACCTATGTTGCAGAAGAAAAACTAACCTATGATATTGTTCTAGCAGATAGTAGAGTGGAAATTTTTGATCACTATTATGATAAGTATAAAGAAGGATTGCAGAGTATAGGTTGGACTCTAGGAACTATGAATGCTAGAACTTGGACTGGTCTTAATACTCCACCAGAAAAGAAAGTAAAGAGGAAAAGAAAATGAAAGATGAAGAACTGAAAGCTCAAATTAGTGACATCATAGAAGGTGAGATTCAGAACGGCATCAATGATTATCTAGAGGCGCAAGAAGATAAAGAAGATAGTGGAGTAGGATTTGTTAGTGATGAAGATAAAAAATTAAATGTTAAGGTGTATCAGGACCAGGTAGATAAACTTATCAAAGAATATAAACAGATTAAAAAATATAGGAAGTCTAATCTAGGTCAGGTTCAGAAGATGGGTCTAGTTGATAAGCATGGTAAACCATTATGAGTAAGATTGATACACAAGGAATGAGTGGACCTGTTGATCCTGCTTACAGGGGTAAGGACAACATATATCCTAGAGATGAGAAGGGTAATCCCATCTATCCACCAGCAAACTTTAAAGTATGGCCTATCTTTACTGATAAAGAAAGGGTAGAGTTGAAAGAGATTATGTTAGATGCACTGAGGGAGTTTCATGGTGATTCATTTGACTCAAGAGAAGCACCAATGTGGACATTAGATCAGTTTCAAGAATGAGTAAAGATTATTCCTATGTAGAGGCACAAGTCACTACAGGTAAGAAATACTATGACAAGGATGGATGGGAGATCTCCCCACCCATAAGTGATAGAGAATGTATCTACCGTTGCTTAGAGAACTGTCAACACCTTGCAGGTCTTGATAGGTTACAAGTTAGTAGATTGATGGATGATTTTAAAACAAAGAAAACCAAATTTGTAAGAAACGAGGAGTATCCAGTGCTATGAGATTAGGAATTATGTGTTCTGGAAACGGAACCAACTTCGAGAACATAGTTCGTACCTGTAGTAAAGATGAAGTTGTGATAATGATTCACAACAAAAAAGATTGTGGTGCTCTTAAGAGAGCAGCAAAGTTTGGCATTCCACATTGCTATGTCAATGCCAAAGATGAAGATCAGATGATAGAATTATTCAAGGCATGGAATGTAGATCTCATAGTCCTGGCAGGATACATGAGAATCATTAAGAATCCTTCTGCCTTTCCTGTTCCTATTATTAATGTACACCCATCACTACTGCCAAAGTATAAGGGATTACATGCAGTGGAACAGGCAATTAATAATGGAGAAGAGTTTACTGGATGTAGTGTACACTATGTCAATGAAGAATTAGATGGTGGTGAAGTTATAATGCAATCAGAAGTTCCCATACTCCCAGAAGATACTATTAAATCATTGACCAAGGCTATTCAAAGAAAAGAATATGCCATACTACCAGCAGCAATTGAACATGTTAAGCAACAACTATTACAACAAGCTAGTTGATATCTGCTGTAGAGTGATATCAACTGATGGAGAGGTGACTCTTGATGAAAGGATCTGGATGACTAAGTTGAAAGAGCACAATAAACATGCAGAAAAGGTAGTAAAAGGATTTGGTATCACATAATACAAAAGAGCTTGACTATATAGTTTTGGTATGCTAACATACTAATACGTTCAACCCACAAGGGTCGCAAGTAAGTCACGGAACGGGGC